TCAGGATTCTCTTTTATGGCATCGGGCGAAACTGTTAACATGGCCACAATATCAAGCGATGCTAGATTCGGTGTCTTATCAAAGTCAGGGTCTGATGCTAAAAAAATGTTTACCGACAAAATCGTTCCAATCTCCGTTAATTATCCGTTCTTCTTCAAACCGATTCAAGACGGTATGGATAGGCCGAAAACAGAGCTTGCATACAGGGTTCCGGCTAGTAGATTCACTAGAAAAAAATTAGATACTAACGAACAGTTAGAAGAAATTGAAGGATTAGATACAACTATTGACTGGAAAAATACAGGTGATAATAGTTATGATGGTGAAAAATTAAAACTACTTGTACACGATGAAAGTGGTAAATGGGAAAAACCTGATAATATATTAAATAACTGGAGGGTTACAAAAACTTGTTTACGATTAGGTTCTAGAATTATAGGTAAGTGTATGATGGGATCAACGAGCAATGCTCTTGATAAAGGTGGTAGAAACTATAAAAAAATATATGATGACTCAGATGTTACCAGAAGAAACCGCAATGGGCAGACTAGCTCGGGATTATATAGCTTGTTCATACCTATGGAATGGAACTACGAAGGATACATTGATTCTTATGGGTTACCTGTCTTCGAGACGCCAGAAAAACCAAAAAAAGGTCCAGACGGTTACCCAATTGAAATCGGCGTTATTGAACATTGGGAAAATGAAGTAGATGGTCTTAAGAACGATCCTGATGCACTTAATGAATTATATAGACAGTTTCCACGTACTGAAAAACACGCCTTCAGAGATGAAACAAAACAATCTTTATTTAATCTAACTAAGATTTACGAACAAATAGATTACAATGAAGATTTAAAACATTCAAATGTTGTAACTAAAGGTAGTTTTCAATGGCAAGATGGTGTTCAAGATACAAGCGTTATGTTTGTTCCTAGTAATCAAGGTAGGTTTTTAGTTTCTTGGGTACCAAATATAAATCAACAAAATAGAGTTATTGTTAAAAACAATAGAAAATATCCAGGTAATGAACATATGGGTGCTTTTGGTTGTGACAGTTATGATATATCCGGAACAGTGGATGGTAGAGGNTCAAAAGGTTCTTTACATGGTTTAACTAAGTTTAGTATGGAAGATGCTCCTGCTAATTTATTTTTTTTAGAATATATAGCTAGACCTCAGACTGCAGAGATATTTTTTGAAGATGTACTCATGGCTTGTATATTTTATGGTATGCCAATACTTGCAGAAAATAACAAACCAAGGTTATTATATCATTTTAAACGTAGAGGTTATAGAGGTTTTTCTATGAATCGTCCAGATAAAACAGCACATAAATTATCTGTAACAGAAAAAGAAATAGGTGGTATACCTAATTCAAGTGAAGATGTTAAACAAGCACATGCTGCTGCTATCGAAGCTTATATTGAAGATTTTGTAGGTTACAATAACGAACAATATGGGACAATGTATTTACAAAAAACATTAGAAGACTGGGCCGCGTTTGATATAAACAATAGAACTAAACATGATGCATCGATTAGTTCTGGCTTAGCTATTATGGCTTGTAATAAAAACAAATATAGACCCGTTGCCGAGGTTATAAAACAACCAGTCAATTTGAGTTTTTCAAAATATGACAATAGAGGTAATGAATCAAAAATAATTAATAGATGAAATTAAACACTGGTATTAATAGTGCGTTTCCAAGTCAGATGGTATCTGAAGAGGAAAAGAAATCTTTAGAATATGGTTTGCTAGTTGGTCAAGCTATTGAATATGAATGGTTTAGAGGTGGTAGAGTAAACGGTAGTAGATGGAACACAGGTTATCAAAATTTTCACAATTTAAGATTATATGCTAGAGGTGAACAAAATGTACAAAAATATAAAGATGAATTATCTATCAATGGTGATTTATCTTATTTAAATTTAGACTGGAAGCCAGTTCCTATTATACCTAAGTTTGTAGATATAGTTGTTAATGGTATATCTGCTAAAAATTATGATATAAAAGCCTATGCTCAAGATCCTTTTTCTTTAAAGCAAAGAACTAAGTATGCTCAAGGAATTATGAGAGATATGATGGCTAATGATTATTTAAAATCTATACAAGAAAATACTGGTTTAAATTTATATAACACACAAGACCCAGCAAGTTTACCTCAATCTAAAGAAGAATTAGAAATTCACATGCAGTTAGACTATAAACAATCCGTTGAAATTGCTGAAGAAGAGTTAGTAAATCAATTATTAGATTTTAATAAATATGAACTAACTAAAAAAAGAATGGTAGAGGATGTTGTAACAATTGGTATTGGTGCTGTAAAAACTAGTTTTAACAAATCTGAAGGAGTTGTTGTAGATTATGTAGATCCTGCTAATTTAGTTTATTCTTATACTAATGATCCTAATTTTGAAGATATATATTATGTTGGTGAAATAAAATCTATGACATTAGCTGAAATAAAAAAAAGGTTTCCATATATTACAGACAAAGAAATGGAAATGATGGTTAGGTATCCTGGCCGTGATGGTTATATAGCTAATCCTAATTATGATAATGATTTGGTTCAAATATTGTTTTTTGAATATAAAACATTTATTGATCAAGTTTTTAAAATCAAAAAAACTGATTCTGGTTTAGAAAAAACATTAGAAAAACCTGATACATTTAACCCGCCAGAAAGTGATAACTTTGATAGAGTATCAAGAAGTATAGAAGTTTTATTTAGTGGTGCTAAAGTCATGGGTGTTCCTCAAATGTTAGAATGGAAATTGTCGGAAAATATGACAAGACCTAAAAGTGATTTAACTAAAGTTAAAATGAATTATGCTATATGTGCACCAAATTTATATCAAGGACGTATAGAATCTTTAGTTAGTAGATGTACAAGTTTTGCTGATATGATACAGCTTACATCTTTAAAGTTACAGCAAGTGATACAACGTATGGTTCCAGATGGTGTGTTTGTTGATGTTGATGGTCTTGCTGAGGTTGATTTAGGTAATGGTACTAATTATAATCCACAAGAAGCTTTAAACATGTATTTCCAAACTGGTAGTATAGTCGGTAGAAGCTTAACACAAGATGGTGATCCTAATAGAGGTAAAGTACCTATTCAAGAATTACAAACATCAGCTTCAAACGCAAAAATTCAATCTTTAATTAACACTTACCAGTATTATTTACAAATGATTAGAGATGTTACAGGTCTCAATGAAGCAAGAGATGGTGGTCAACAAGATCCTAACGCTTTGGTTGGATTGCAAAAAATGGCTGCTAATGCTTCAAACATAGCTACAAAACATATTTTAGATGCTAGTTTATATTTAACACTAAGAACTTGTGAAAATATTTGTTTAAGAGCTGCGGATATGCTAGAGTTTGCTTTGACTGAAAACGCTTTAGCTTCTAGCATAGGAATATTTAACACTTCAACATTAGAAGATGTTAAAAATTTACATTTGTATGATTTTGGTATTTTTCTTGAATTAGAACCAGATGATGAAGAAAAAGCTATGATAGAACAAAATATACAAGTAGCTTTACAACAGAATCAAATATTTCTTGAAGACGCTATAGATATTAGAAATATAAAAAATACAGCTTTAGCTAATCAAGTTTTAAAATATAGAAGAGTTAAAAAACAAGAACAAGATCAAAAAAATCAACAAGCTCAAATACAAGCTCAAGCTCAAGCTAATGCACAAACCGCTGAACAAGCCGCATTAAATGAAGTTCAAAAACAACAAGCTCTAGCACAAACAGAAATACAAATTGAACAAGCTAAGTCTCAGTTTGAGATACAAAGAATGGAACAAGAAGCTTTAATTAAAAAACAATTAATGGCTGAAGAATTTAACTATCAATTACAGCTAGCACAAGCTAAGACTAGTAGAGAAAAACAAAAAGAACAGTTTATAGAAGATCGTAAAGATAAAAGAACAAAAATACAAGCTAGTCAACAATCTCAAATGATCAACCAAAGACAAAATGATACTTTGCCTACAGACTTTGAATCAGCTGGTAATGATAACTTAGGAGGATTTGGTTTAGAGCAGTTTACACCGCAATAAACTTATTTATTAATTTTTATTATATTATATTATGTCAAAAGAAGTAAAACAAGAAGGTACTTTTAAAATTAAAAGTAAACCTAAACAATTGGTAAAAAACGATATTGTTAAAGTCGATTTATCAAAAACTAAAAAACAAGAAAAAGATGCCGTTCAAGTCGGAGAAACAAAGAAGGTGGCTGTGGAAGAACAAGCCGGAAATAGCCCTCAAGTGGACAAAT